GAAACATTGGTTCGTTGTCCATCTTTTTTTCGCCCAAAATAGGTACGTTACTCATTGTGCTCCTAGTAGTAGTCCGATTATCTTAACGTATTATGCGTTCCAAAGACCTTGTTCTGTTGCATCAGCCTTGGCTTTTTTCTTAGCTGCACGGGCTTCCATCTTGTTTTCACGCTCACTCTTTACGCCAATTGCACGGCGAACAATAGACTGATGCTTACCAGTAGATGGACTGTGTGAAACGTCTGGATAAATCCATCCACCTTCGTGGTGAACAGCAATTGGAGTGTTGTAAGACTTGACGTGGTAGTCAGTAGTGTTTGCTACGTCTGAAAGTTGTTTTGAGAATTGAGTCCCATTCAACCAACCGTGAGATGATGGTGCGCCTTTGACGCCCTCCATGTTAGAGCCTTTAAACTCTTCTCGTCCTTGGATATGTGGACCAGCGTTTGTATTTGAAACTCTTTTAGCCATTATCGTCCCATCGCTTTACTATGCCCTTTACGAGCGCATGATTTGCATACTGTTCCTGCAAAATAACCCATTGGGTCTTCATGACCACAAGTGGCTTTCATTTTAGACCAATCAGGACTGGTTGGTTTGCGGTTTGCATCACCCGACATATCTGGAACAGATGTTTTAGCCATGATTACTTACCTGGGTTTACCTTATTTGGATATTCAGATGTAATAAAACCATAACCGTAAAAAGGATGCAATGATTGGCGATTGTCTAGCGTCGCTTCATCTCCAAGACCAGGAATAACTTCTGTATCTGGGCGAGCCTTACGATACTTGCCGTCTGTTGCGCCTTCATTCAATGAGTTATTCATTGAGCGAGATGAGTTAACTGCCATTAGTTTCCTGCTTTCCTGTTGCGACCTTCGTCAGCACGGCGGATATTCTCCGTATGAGCTGCCTTGATGATGTTAAGTCTAGTATTTATTGCTTTATGGGTCATGGCTAACAGCTCATCACTTCCCTTTCCAGGGTTAGTTACGAAGTGTTTTGCCTGTCCTAAAGTGGTGTGAAGTTCTGGGGACATCTTTCCAATATTGGCATGAATAGCATTAAATGCTTCGTGGGCTGCATGGTGCTCTGGGGAGCCAATTGGGTGTTGAGCCATCGCTGATAGATGAGTACGGGCTGCGTCTACTGCTGCTTTGATATGTGGGTAACTTCCAGATGAGGCACCTTTGGAAATTGGTTTTTCACCCATACCCATAAGACCTTCAGGTTTTGGTTCTGGTTTAGGCCCCGCTATTGGAAGAGTGGTGGTTCGTGCTGCTTTCTTTTCTTCTGCAGTTGTAGCCCTAATCTTTCCGTTTTCTCCACGAGTAACGGAAGGAACTGCAACTTTACCCTCTGCTGTTAACTTTTTACCAGTACGAGTTTTTTTGGTTGCCACAATTAGACCATTTTTCTTTTAACACGGTCAGACATCTTTTGGGCGTAACAGTTTTGGCACATACCTTTGCTGTACAACGCTTCTACTGGGTTAAGAACAACGCCACATGCTGGGCATGGATATGAACCTTTATATTTGGTTGCATTTTCCGCAATCTGTCGTGCTTGTAATTCCATTGTTTCTGCGCCATCGCCATCAAACATTGCGGTTCCTTTCGCCGTGTGCCTTTGCTTGACCCATACCTGTGTCATAATCGGCAACTTCTGGTGTACTAAATGCTGTGTATTTTTTGCCTGAGTTTGCTTCTTTTGCAACGCTACGGTCAGCCCCCATAAATGCTACAGCTGGACGACCTTGTCGTGAAACTTTCCAAGTTTTAGGTTTGTAAGCTTCATTCCATTGAACGTGAGACAACGCTCGTAATCCGCCTTTTTGATACATGTCTGGCAACTTTGGGTCAAATGCTGATGCATGAGTTGCTTTTGAAATTAAAATTGAATGCTCTGCTGCACGGCGTGCTACATCTTCATATTTAGCATCCGGATGTTTAAATACAGAATTAAGTTCACCTTCTTGGTTTACTGCATACCCAGCTAATCCATCAGGTGTAGTAAACATACGCATCTTTTTATAATCAGCAACTTTGTGTACATCTACCGCAGCACCGTTAGGGTTTGCTTTTTTTGCACGCTGAATAAACGCTTTAAAATGTCCAGCTTCTTTTGGCGAATACTCTACAAAATGAGGAAAGTTATCTTCTTTAGACATTACACACCGCCTAAATCATTGCGGGCAGTGCCACCGTACCCTGCTGGGCTACCAGAAAACCAAGAAATACGTGGCTCATGGTATTGACGGTCAACTGTGACTACATCTTCAATTCCGGGTGAGCGACGGTCTCCGTAACCATACCGTTCTGGGAACAAACGAATCTGTGGCAGTGGTGGACGCACCATTGCTTGAATATCTTTTCCGGGAATAGTAGCAACCATTAGGGCCTGTTGTGTTAGGCGCTCCATATTGGTTGCCCATGGGCCCAAGTATGACCAACGTTTTGCAACCTGGTCAGGTTCTATCGGTGCTCGCCATGGCTTGGTATGGTCGTAAACTCCGTCAAATTTTTGTGTCACTTTATCTCCAAGCAGGTTTCAAATAAGCCAACATTGCTTGACGACGTTCATTGATTTGTCCTGGCTCTGTAGCAATAGTGTTTGCTTTGCCGTCGTTGACAAGGTGAGGAGCAGGAACCAAACTAACTTCTGGTGCAGCACGCATTGTTTGATAGACATTGGCGCCATTAATATTAACTCGTGTTGCTTTCATTTGACGTTCAATACCTGACATGTCATTCATATCCATAGGCCAAAAATACATAGATGGCTCAATGCGCTCACCTTTGTGTACGCCACGTTGATATGCTTTTTGATTGACACGACTTTTGATTGAGTCTAATAAGCGGTCATCACGACGTGACCGAATAGTTCCTAAATAACCATCTGGATATTCTGCAGATGGAACACGACCAACACCGATGCGAGACGCATCCATGGAGTCACGTGCTACAGGAGTTCCTGCACCACCTTGGTTGTTATAGCCATAAAGACCATTGCCACCAATAGACTGCCAGTTTTGTTGAGGAGAATAATTATTTACTCCACCAGCCATTACGCACCTCCAAAACTAGCACCTTTGTCAGATGATGGTGGTTGTATTGTTGGTGTATCATCAAAATTTAAGGTTGTACTACGGGTCTTTGAAGAGTAAGAAGCAGGAGAAGTTCCTTCTTCATTAGACTTCCAAGATGTTCTTTGAGCTATAGAACCTGTTGTTGATTTACTCAACGACAAAGGAGCTTTTACTCTGTGCTGTGAGGCACTAAGAACAGAACCGTAGTCAGAACCTGAATCAGTCATTAGAGAGAGTTTTTCATCCCATTATTAAAATTGCCTGCTTGACCATTTGCTGCTGGAACAGTTTTTGCATTTGCCATTGTTGGACCAGCTTCTGGTGCAACAGTTGGGTATGAAGCAGTGACACGGTAACGTGCGCCCATACGCTCTGATGCTGCTGCGTTATTAACAAGCATGTTGCTTCTATTGGCTTTGCCACCAGCAGTTGGGTCTGCTGCTTGTGTATTTTTCTTAGCAATTTTAGTACCACGTGATGGTGCAGCAGTTGTTGCTTTTGCAGCATCCATGCCCATGTAACGACGTGCGCTAGTCTTATGTTCTGCAGAAGCAATTACTTCTTCTGGTGTCATGTGATTTCTTGTCATTGATTTACCTGCTGCTTCTAGGTGATTTGAGGGTGCGCCCATGCGACGACGCATTGCGTGACCCATTGATGTCCATGCTGCCATGATGACTCCTTGCGTTTGGTATAAAGGATACGGTTGTTTTAGCTTGCTGTAATGTGAAAAACAATGGCGGAAATTTCGCCGTCTCTTGATTCAATGGTGGTAAATCCTGGTTTATCGGTCAAATCCATGCCACGAGGTGCCACATATCCACGGGCAATAGCGATGGCTTTAACTGCTTGATTTACTGCTCCTGCACCTACAGCACGCAACTTTACTTCGTGTTTATCATAGATTGCATGGGCAATTGCGGAAGCAACGCTTTGGGGATTGGAACTTGCGCTTACTCGTAGAAATGGCTCTTCAGTTGTTTTAACGTCTGGTGTGTCGCTCAATTGTTAGTCCTTTGGTTCGGTTTGGTGTGCCACTCCTAAACCAAAGGATACGTTTAAAACTTAGAGGCGTCTCTGTATTTGGGGTCTGACATTTGAATAGCTACTGCCTTTTCAACTTCATTAATTGAAAATTTTCCTACAAGGCGTGCTAAAGCGTAAGAATCGGCAGCATTATCGTCATTAAACTCCACACCCCAACGCTTGTAAATTTGAAGGAGCATTTCTTGTTTTTTGGCATTGCCTTTGCCTGCTGCGTACTTTTTAAGGGTCATGGGAGGAACCTTTAATGGGTAACGACGATGGTCTCCTTCATCAAAAAAGTCATAAATTGCCAACCGAACTGTTGCCGACAACTCACCAAGAACAAGTGCTGCTTGACTTGCTAATACTGTTCCTTCCATTGCTATATCCACAATATTCATTTCAACTTCCATCTCAACATAGTTGAGAGTGTCAATTAACCATTGACGAATGTCTACTAATCTTTCAATACCAAAATAAGGAGATTTATAAACCCACGTTAAATGTTTTTGCGGGTCATTTAACGACAAAACAGTTAATGCAAATCCTGTAAGTGATTGGTCAATTCCAATCGTTACATCACCTTTTGTATTTAATCCACCATCAAGTAGTTTTGTTGGCACGGAGTTTTCTTTCTTCTATGACCATCTCAATGGTTCCAAGATATCCTGCCCCGTCTGTCAAGTTATCTCTTTTATGCATATACGATTCTCGTGCAATTTTTACCCATGCCATTGCTAAACCTACTTGTTCTTCAGTAATGTCAATACCGAAAATAACTTCCCAACCCTTTTTAATTCGGTTGAAATTATCTAATGGGTGGTCGTAAGTGTAATTTCGGTCTCCTGTAATTAGTTTTTGAGCTTCTTCTAAAACAGTTTCGTTATGGGATGAAGACATATTTTCCTGTTAACCATTCGTTAGATGCGGTAGTTGTAACGGGGTTTCTATTGGTTAAAAATAGTGCTGCTATAGCTGCTGATGCATTTGAAGTTCCAACCATAAACTTTGTTGTTCCATTGTTGTTTGTTACATACCAACGAGCATTGGTGTAATAACTTGTTGCCGTATTTCCATTGCTATAACGAGCAATATATGGCTTTGCAGTTGGGTCCCACGCTTTTCCTGATATACCTGAGTCTGGGTTGTCGGTTGCACCAACGGAGATTACATCGGGCAAACATGCGATTGAATCCATTGCAGTTCTATTGCTTGCATTGCCTGTTGCTGCAACTACTACAACTCCTTTGGCTTTAAGTGCTGCTACATCTTCTGCTGTGCCTGGAGGCACTGCACACCCTGCAAAAATTGCTCCTTGAGAAACATTTACTACTTGAATGTTGTACTTAGCTTGGTTTGCAACAACCCAATCAAGAGCTAACTTAACCGCTTTGTTTGTGTAAAGGGTTGGGGAACCGTTTGAACTCATACCCATAATACGAATTGGAATAATGCCTGCTGTTGGATTGACTTTGAGCATAATTGAAATCATTTGTGAGCCATGGTCAAATTGTGTGTAGGTAGTTGCTGGTATGGCGGCTGCTCCAGTGCCTTCCATAGTTTGTTTTCCGTTTGGGCAGTTTGTATATTCAAGTACACAATATTCAGCAACAATGTTGCCTTTAAATTGATTGGTTCCTGTGTCAATAACCGCAATTGCTGGTGTAGGTAATGCGTGTGCTGATACCCCTGTAATAACGCTTAACGTTACTATTGCTGAAACTATTACCCTCTTTATCATGTTCCTAGCCTATCCTTTCGTGACATCCGTATGTCGTTTGTTCGTCGTGTAATCTCTCTTGAGACTAACGCTACATCTCTTTCAAAGTTGTTTGCTACAACTTCAACCATCTTGCGATAAGCATACGCATGGGTAAGTTGATTTTCCAAATCCTCAACCTTTGGGTCAGCAGCAACTTGAGCTTTAATAAGAGTAACTCGTTCACCTTTAACTTTTGAATTGTCTTTATCAAGAAATAATCTTGCCTCTAAAGAATCTTTCTTTTTGTTTAGTACATGTTCATCTACTTGAGCTGCAGCTAGCTGACCAGCAACATAATTAGACCACGCTGTAAGTTGAGTAAATAAAGCACTAAGTTCATCGCTGTCAAGTATTGAAATGTCTCGGGGCATTTTAGGTTGTTCTGACTGGTCAGGCCACATCAAGATATTTTGTTCCGCCATCTTCTTTACGGCTAAATCTGATATTGGTCCTAGATTAAGCATTCCAATCCCCCAAATTTATAAGTTTGTCACACTGTTTGCATCCTCCAGGATTGACGTTGCAATCAGGTATTTTACCTGCAGCTATTGTTTTTATCAATTTCTCAGCGCTAAAGAAAATACGTTCTACAATTTCATAATCTGCTTTAACTGTAAATTCTTTTGTTGCTTGGTCAGCTTTATTCTCGTACAAAAACACAATCTCTTTTGGAGCTTGGTTACCAAACATGCGATGTGTTAACTCTAAATACATTTGACCTTGAAGTAAATGACTGCGAAATGGACGACGAATGTTATTAAACGCTTTTGTTATATCTCCATTAGCGTCAGCCAAGATTTCTGGAGCTTCAAACCGTAAAGTTCCTGCTCCAATTGACTTAATTTCAATAAGGCAATCATCTCCTATGCCTTTAATCCAACCATCTGTGTGCCCCGCAATACGCAAAACATCATCTACAAGAGTAACTTCTTGATACTCCATGGTCTCTGCAGTGCCGCATTCATCACACTCAGGAGATATTCCTGTGGTTGTTGTTTTACACGCTACGCATTGAAACTTGCCGTAAAGAACGCCCATCTCTTGGAATCGTTTTTGCCACTTAGCATGGATGTAATGTCCTTCATCAAAAATATTTTGCAATCTTAGGTTTGGTTTGTCTCTTTTTGCCTCTCCACCCGTTAACAAGTAATAAGAATAACGGTGACACCAGTCAGGTTTAATGATTTCTGACGGGTGGAGGACATCTTGACGACGATTATCCAATGGACGACGCATAAGGTGTCGTTCAACATCACCCAATAAGCGTGTTGTCGTTTTCTTTGCATCTAAGAACTTTTTCAGTTCTGTTCCCATGTTAGTCCTTACTGAAAATAAACTCCTTAAGAGTCATTTTCTTAGCGAATGTTTTTTTGTGCTTACGGATTAAAGCATTACGTTCTCTGTGGCTTAAACCTCCCCAGATTCCATGCGGCTCTTCTCTGTTTATCGCATCCCATAAACAGTCTTTTAATACTGGACATGGGTTCTTGCCGTTTTCTCCAAAACAATATGCTTTGGCTTTTTCAGCTATTAACTTGTACTTTTCTTTGTCTCTAGGAGGATAAAAAATATCTTCTTCATCCCGGGATTTTGGGGCGGCACCAAAGCAACGAGCTTTAGACCACCAGGGTGTGTCTTCTTCATACATGTATTAGGCATCCTTAAGTCGGTCCCTCATCTCTAAGAAATCGTCTTCAAGAAGAATTACATAATTCTCCCCGTCTAG